AAGGCTGACTGTAACCTTAATGTTAGTTCCATCACTAGCAGATAAAACAAGTTTATCTCCAGATTCAAGAACAAGTCTACCAGTCACCATTGCCAAAGCATCATTACCAGGAATAGGTGTAGACTTTGTAAGTTCGGTGACTGTACTACTTCTCTTATGAGAGAAGGTAACATCGTGAGATGTTGTATCGATATTTGCTGCCTGAGCCATCAAAACAACAGCAGTATATCCTACAGGAGCAGTATAGATCTCAGTTGCACTTGTAGAAGCAACCGGATTAACAGTTTTGAATACATTTAACGGTAAAGCCACTTTTTTATTCTCCTCCTAATGCTAGAATTAACGGTGTGACGTTTGCAAATAAACTCTTGGAATAGAAATTACCAGAAATAGTTCCAGTAACTTGATCAATCACAACACCCTCACCGATTCTGAAGTTACCTCCTTGGTCTGTGCTGGTATAGATTACTAATCCACCATTACGATTGTCAACTTCATTCTCTTGTATCATAACACCACCACGAGAAGGAAGTGATGAAACTGGATCACATCCAGAACCAATATATTCAAACGAATGAGAAGAGGCGAGAACTCTACTTTGTTTGTAGAAAGGAACTATAGAACCAATTCCTACAGAATATGGAAGGTTTTCGTTGAAAGTAACGGTAGAGATCCCAGCAGATATTGGTGTGGAAGACTTAACTGTATAGTATGTTGGAAGTAATTCTATTGTAGCTGTTGCTGTATTTATTCCAACATCAGGAGCAGAAAATGTGACGGTAGGTACAGTCTCATATCCACGTCCACTTGATAAGATTTCAATATCAGTTACAAATCCATTCGTAACTGTAGGAACTGCAGTAGCAGCAATACCCCATATTTCAGATGGAGAATCAATCGTCATTGTTGGAGTAGAATTATATCCACTACCAGCATTAGTAATTGTTACTTTTCCAACAGTATGATATAACTCATCAAAATATACAACCTGACCATCATAAGGTCTGACCACATTTAAATCTACATTTCCACCTTCAACATAAGTATGCTCCCTATCGTTAGGTCCTACGTGAACTGTGAATTGATTTGGTGCAGGAACAGACTTAATAGAAAATACATAACCATTATCTCCACTTGGGAAGTTAGAGATTGTACTGATAGCAACTACACCACCAGAAACATAAGTATGAGAAATTGTTGAATGACCAACATTTACAACAAACTTATTGGAAGCAGGAACTGATGTCACATCAAATACATGGTTTGAAGCACCATTCCCCGCACCAGGTGCTGGTGGGAAAGTTCCATTTGATGCACCACCACCAGAATTACAGTTAAATGTAAAGTCTCTGAGTGTAGCAGCAATGCCAACAGTAAAATCGTGATTAGCAGAAGTGGTAACTGTCATCACACCACTCTGTGCATCATAGTCTGCTGCACTGACATTATAGTCAGTTGTTCCTACTGAAGAGTCGCAGGTAAACTTAAGATTAGCGATGGTAACTGCAGCACCAACATTATATCCGTGATTACTTACAGTAGTAATAGTTGTCAGACCAGTGACACCATCATAGACGGCATTGGTGACACTGATTGGATCTTCTCTATCTATATGAAGGGTAAAAACATCCGCATTGACTGCAGAGGTTACACTTATAATACCAGTAAACTGTCTCGGTCCTACACCATCAGCAACTAATCCAAAGTCACCAAATGAAGAGTTGGAGTTAGTAACATCACACTGACCGCCAGAACCACAGAAGATTGACTCTTCATTGTTAATGGTAAACAGTGAAACTAACTGTGCATAACCTTCATTTGTGATTGAACAACCGATGCCACACTGATTATACTGTGTAAAGGAATCACAAACAAAACTCTTAAAAGGTCCAATAACATTATTACCATCAATCTTCATACCAATACTATTGGTGACAAAGTTTGTACAGTTCAAAAGATATGGTGATTGTCCAGAGTATCTGATTACATCTGGATCAAATGCTGCGATTGCCTTTCCATGATTCATCGTTCCTGTGAACGACATATCACTGATTAAATTTCCAGGTGCTACGTGAAATAAATCTTGATCTGCGTTCTGAGGGACAACAGTAACTTCTCTGAGACTGTCTCCAACAATACTTACTTGAGGACCAACCTTGATTGGGTTATCCTCTACATAAGTTCCAGCACTAATTTTAACAATAGATCCTGCGATTGTTGAGGCGATGGAGACTGCTGCTTTGACTGTTGCTTTAGCATCGCCTGGTTTTTTACCCGTGTTGGTATCTTTTCCGTCTTTTGTGACATATAAAACATTCGTAATACTTGCGCCCGAACCGACTCTAACAACGTCCGTTGCCAGACCTGCCCTCGCTCTGAGAGTATACAGTTCTGCATCATTTGTGTTAAGAGCTAATTCTCCTAACTGTAGATCTGCTACCTGTGGTACCTTATTGGGTACGGCAGATCGTTTAATCCTAAACGGTGTCGCCATTTATTCGCATTCGGTATTTACCAAAAATTGCAGTATTTACTGCTATAGTTTATTTATTCAACTCGCATTATTCCTTCTTGGGCGATATGCAAATAAGTTGGCAGGTTTTTCAGGTTTCATCCAGTCTTTAATTTTTTCATATCTTTCAATACTAAAAAACTCCTGAGAAAGATACCATTCTTCCCAAGGAGTATGACCTTTATCCTGATTACACGAATGGCAAGCACAAAGAACATTTTTAGTGAAATCTGTGCCGCCCTTTGCTTTAGCAACAATATGATCAATTGTAAGTTTGTGCTCTGATCCACAGTATGCACATTTTAAATCCCATTCTTCCTTTATCTTTTTCCTCCATAACCTTTTTGCTTCAGCAGAACTTGTAGTTTCGAGATTGAAGACATAGGCTTGTGGAGAATTGTACAGAGGCATAAGATCTTGCGTCTTACAATTATTTATTATTTTCTGACCACTCTTTAAAGGATGATTGGCAATCAAGTGGTTCAGGATCTTTAATACCTTTAATTGTCTTCCACTTATTATACATGGATTGCAGGTGCCAAGACTGTGATAAACTTTTTGGACCGTTATCTAAGAGTTCAAGTTCTTTCTTATTATTAGTAAACTGCTTATATTCTTCCCTCCAGTTTGAATCCGCCATCACTTTTTCTCATAAGGATGTTGTGGTTTATGCTCCCTATCCATAGGTTTAGATCCAGTCAAATCTCTACGAGATTGATTACTGATGATAATAAACGCATCTTTGTTGTACTTACGCACACCAAAAGGTGTTGCCCACTTCTTGTTATAGTCCTCACCCTGATGAATACCAGAGACAACAGTGCCTCCAATCTCAACTACAATGTCATCACCTTCTTCCCAATTCAGCTTCTCCACGATAGAAGCAACCTGTTCAGTTATAGTAGGTGGTTCCATAATACGTTCTTCTGGATCAAGTTTACCAAGCATTGAATTCATTCAACTTAATATAATTATACTCCCAAAGAGGGAGTATGTAAAGGGTTATTTAACTACTGCTGCCCAATCTTTATCAAAAATTTCAAGACCCTTATCCGTAAGAATATGATCATACATCTGATCAAAGACCTTTGGTGGCATTGTACAAATTGCTGCACCGTTATACCAAGAACGAACAGCACGTTGAACACTTCGGATAGAAGCAGCAAGAACCTGAGTTCTCACTCCATGAATACGATAGAGTTCAGAGATAGAACGCACAACTTCAAGACCAGCAACAGACTGGTCATCAAGACGACCAACGAAAGGTGAAACATATGTTGCTCCTGCTTTAGCAGCAAGGATTGCCTGAGCAGCACTGAAGATAAGAGTTACGTTGACCTTAATGTTCTGGTCAGAAAGAGACTTACAAACAGCGAGTCCTTCACGGGTACAAGGAACCTTGACAGTACAAACGTCCCCAAACTTCTCATGAAGACGCTTACCTTCACGATACATTTCACCTTCATCGCCAACCACTTCCATACTGATATCAGTGATACCAATATCTTTGATTTCCTGATAGACCTCTTCAGGATTACGACCACTCTTCATAATCAAAGTAGGATTAGTAGTGACACCATCTACCAATCCTGTTTTAAAATATTTATTGATAATTTCAGTGTCAGCAGTATCAAGAAAAATTTTCATATATCTATGAGTGTATTGCATCAGTAGAGTTCGTCTTCCTTTTCAGTTTCAATTACACAGTCGGAAGTTGGGCGAGCGACACAGGTCAAAACAAACCCTGCTTCAATTTGATCATCGTCAAGGAAAGACTGATCTTCTTGATCAACAGTGCCAGAAACCAGTTTACCTGCACAGGAAGAGCAAGCACCAGCACGACAAGAATAGTTCAAGTCAATACCTTGCTCCTCAGCAACATCAAGAATAGATTCATCTTCAGGACACTCAAAGGTGTTTTCCGTTCCATCAGGGGCACGGAGGGTAATATTAAAAGCCATTAGTTTAATTAACGTGTACTATACCAATCATACCGGCACCCTGATGAGGACCACAGAAGAAATTATAATCACCAGCATCAGCAAACAAAATGTCTTGTGATTCACCAGGATTAAACATCAGTGATTCTCTTGAGAGGTCGGCACGTCCCTCAACAATAATATTGTGAGGTGGGAGCATATTGTTCACAAAATGAACTGTCTCTCCAGCAGATATTGTAACATCTGCTGGGTCAAAAATCAAGTTTCCATTTGACCCCATTTGAACATCTACTGCCCATACAGGAACAGCAAAAAAGATTGTAGCGATTAGTGCGAAGATAAACTTCATTAATGTATACGCAACTACACTATCTATATCTTCCAGACTGAAGTGTATCGTATATTTGTTTTGACTTCATGACTTACCATTTCACCATGTTCTGTAACACATAGAAAACCTCTAATGGATCGTGGGCCCTTGACTACACTACTATTTGAGACAAAAATTAAATGATATAGAAATCCTGTCTTCAGAACTTTTATTAGATTCGACAAGATGAGGTAGATACGAAGGAAACAAAAGCAGCGCACCTT